ATTAACTCAGGTGGACTATCACGCAAAACAACAGTAAGCAACTTTTTATCCAATGTGCGTGCTGATTTGACTTCCATAAGCGTGAGCTTGAACAACAAAGTCAATGCCACTAATACCACAGTTATCAACAGCTTGACAGCCAGTGTTATACAGCTTAATCAAAACCTTGTCAGCAACAGTGCAGCACTGGCCCAACAAATTAGTGTGGTAAATGTCAGCTTGGGTAACTCTTTAACTGCCAGTGTTAATACCTTGAACCAAGCTATTATCAGCAACAGCAGCATATTGGCACAACAAATCAACAGTGTCAATGCATATGTGTTAGGGGTAGGGGCCGCGGCAGTAAGTGCGCTTAATCAAGCTATTATCAGCAACAGCAGCATATTGGCACAACAAATCAACAGTGTCAATGCATATGTGTTGGGATATACTGATGCAGCAGTTAGCACACTTAATCAAGCTATTGCCAGCAACAGCAGTGTGCTGGCTCAAAGTATAACCACAGTAAGCACCACTTTGGGCAGTGTAAGTGGCAGCGTTACGACCTTGAGCACGAGTGTCAACGGGCTTAATAATACCTGGAGCGTGAAACTTGACAGCAATGGCTACATAAGCGGCATTACCAGTGTAAACAACGGCAACATTGCCAACATTGTGATTAATGCCGACAACTTTTTTGTCAGCAAGGCAGGTGCAAATGGCAACGTAGCTGCATTTAGTATTGATACACTAGCCAATCCACCAACTTTAACGTTCTTGGGAAAAATAAGTGCTGGTAGTATTGAAAGTGGCAGCATAAGCACCGCCAATATTTACATAAGTGCGAATACCACGCCCAGTGCCAACTATTTTGCTATTGAAGGAACCAATCAAAGACTAACAGTAAGAGATGGCCAGAACCGCGAGCGTATACGTCTGGGGTACTTGAGTAATAATGCACCAGGCACAGATCCTGGTAACTATGGATTGAACATTTACGACACAACTGGCAATATCATTCTGGGAGCAAATGGACTGGGTAATGCTGTTGTTTATCCTGCAAACATGCCCTTGGGAACTACCACAGTGGCATATGGCGCGTGGGCAGGTAGCGGAAATGTGGCGCTTAACCCAGACCCTACAGTATATCAAATAGCCAGCTTCAATGTTAATGTGCAAGCAAGTGGGGAGGGTGTTCTCATTCTCAGCAGCGGACTTTTCAACAGTTATTTGGCCAATCTGGTTACACCTACACCTACGCCGCCACCGCCACCTAGCCCACCGCCACCCACACCCGAGCCTCCTTTCATACCGCCGCAGGAATATTATGGCGGTGAAGGTTCTGGCGGCAACTGATAGCTAATTTCAAGGATTAAAAATGACAGTTACCCTTACATTACGACGTAGAAATCCTGACAACACAGTGACCAATCTAAGTGTATTGACTACAACTAGTTCCACTTTGCTACCTACGTCTTTTACTTTGACAGATTACCCCCCTCAACTGGGAGTTAATTCCTATGAACTCGTAGCCACTAGTGCCGACAGTGATAGAATTCAATACTACAATGTCAATCTATCAGGATTATGGGTTCGCCGATAAAATTCATATAATGTCGGCATGGACATAGAAACTGCATGGGATTTATACAAGAATAACAACTGGCAATCAGCCTGGGAGATCTGTCAAGATCTAGTAGACAAAAACGCACAGCATGCAGACGCATGGCATATTGGCGGTGTTTGTTTACGTAACTTAAAACAAACTACCACAGCACAAAAATGGCTGATGCATGCAGTGCAACTATTACCGCAAGCGTGGGAACCTTGGTATAACCTAGCCTTGGTCTATCAAGACACACAACAATGGCCCAACAGTTTGCAAGCATGCAAGCAAGCTGAACAGTTTTATCAGCAAGACACCCGAATACAAATCTGCAAACTTATTAACTTGATTCATCTTGAAGATCTCAACACATGGCAGGATGTCTGGCAGAATATCAAAAATCTTGACACTACATTTGGTTGGGATTTAGTTGCCAATGCCTGTGAGCAACAACAACACTATGACCTTGCACAACAAGTTTACGATCAGCTTATAATACGCGAACCCCAGCAGGCTCTTTGGTGGAATAATCGCAGCAGTGTTTGTTATAAACAAAACAACGTTTCTCAAGCTCTGCACGATGCTCTGCAGGCAAATCTTCTGGATCACACTCAGGGCTGGCACAACATGGCTGTGGCATGGCAAGCAGTAAAAAACCTAGACATGAGCTTGCAATGTTATTCACAAGCGTTGCAACACAATCCTTGTGCTAGTGAAACTTGGAACAATCGCAGTGTGATTTTCCACGCACAAGGAAAAACCACAGAGGCTATACAAGATGCCAATCGCAGCTTGGAAATTGATCCTCGCAACATAGCAGCTAGAAACAATCGTGGCACGTATTTTCTTGACATCATGAACTATGTTGCTGCGTTACAAGACTTTCAACAAGCAGCAACTTGGGCACCTGATAATCGCGATGTGGCTTTTAATCATAGCATAGCTTTGTTTAAAACCCACAGTTGGCAACAAGCATGGTGTTATTGGGAACATCGGGAGATCCCACAAGTTTTATCACAAGATATTCCTGTGTATAACGGGCAACAAATATTAAGCAACAAAAAGATTGCTGTAATACATGAACAAGGTTACGGCGACAGTATTCAGTTTGCTAGATATATCCAATGGCTGAAAAAGCAAGGTGCGCAAACTCATGTAATAATTCCTCAGCCCTTGCATAGATTATTTCAAGGACTTCCGGGGTGTGATCATATACAAGAACAGCTTCCGGGACCTGGTGATGTGGATTATCAAGTTGCCATGATGAGTATTCCCCATTGCATGAGCAGCCAATGGGACTTCCAAGCGCAACACAACAGCTATTTTCAATTAGATGCGGACAACCTTCTCATGTGGCGGCCTGCCCGTGCAAAAACTCCACGTTTACAAGTGGGGATTGCTTGGCGTGGTAATCCTGATCACAAAAATGCCCGCAATAGAAATATTAACTTGCAGTCACTGGAACCACTGTTTCAGTTGCCTTGTGATTTCCATGTGTTACACACCGATACTACCAGTCAGGAGCAAGACATTATCGGGAAATATCACAACGTATCTATATTACCTGAACCTATAAAAGATTTCAGTGACACAGCAGCAATAATACACTATTGCGATTTAGTAATCTCAGTGGATACCAGTGTGTTACACTTGTCTGGTGCTTTGGCCAAAAAGTCTTGGGCGTTATTGCCTTACAACAGTTGTTGGCGTTGGGGGCATCACGAGGCTAAAACCTCCCCGTGGTATTGCGACATGACGCTTTACCGCCAGTCGCAGCCACAGGACTGGACTGGCGTTGTAAAGACAGTTACATGGGACTTACTGACCTTATTAAATGGCAGGTAGTTCCTGATAGTTGATTTGATCGCCCATTACGCCCACAATGTAGTTTGTGCTTTCGGATTCTTGCAAAGCTGTTTGCTTTTTATCAGTCTCCACATGCTTGTTGAACCAAGGAATAGGAGTGGTTTTAGGGCTGGGAGTTGCGTAGCGAATACCAATGTCTTTTAGAGATTGATTGGCTGTGAAGTCCACAAAATCTTTGAGAATAGCAGCGTTCAACCCAATAACTGGACCTTTCTTAAACAGATAGTCAGCCCAGTCTTTTTCCTCTTGTATGACATCCAAGTAAAGTTTATAAACTTCTCCTTGGCATTCTTCTCGTGCCTGTGCAAATCTTGCATCTTCTTTCACAAGCTGATTGATTATCCAAGCTGTCCAACCCTTGTGCAGCAGTTCATCTTGTAGAATCAAACTAATGATGTTGCCATTGCCCATGAAGATTTTGTTTTCCACCATGGCAAGACTTGTGGCAAAACTTACCATAAACCTCAGTGCTTCCAGCGCATAGCTTGCATGCAGTGCCATCCAAATGGCGCGAATATGTTCTGCTTCGCTAACTGGCAGCCCCAGCTCTTTTTTGCAGTTGAGTAAATGTAGATCATCATAATATCCGCCCACACTGCTGGCCATGTCCACGATTTCCTGCGTGTCATGAATGGTATTAAACACATCCTTGGGCACATTGTAGATGTTTCTAATGATGTGACTGTAGCTTTTGCTGTGTAGATTGGTTTCAAAAAAGCCCCAGTTATACATGATAGCTTCCAGCTCGGGGATACTGCACACTGGCGTAAACACCTGAGTAGGTGCTCGCCCCTGCAAGCTGTCTAGTGCAGTTTGCCTTAGCAAGTTGCTGGTGAAAATATGCTTGACTGCGTCACTGGCATTTTTGAAATCTGCTGCGTCTTTTGTAAGATCAATTTCTTCAGGAACCCAAAAGAATCCACGAGCTGTGAGTTCAAAGTCTGCTATGCGCTTGTATTTCACCTCTTCAAAACGTTGAATAGTTACTGGACCCTGAGGATCCAGAAACATTTTCCTAGACAAATAATCAGTTGTAGTGGAAAGGTTGTATTGCTGTTTGCTCATGTGTTTTTCCTCAAAGCTTGCATGCGTCACAATCCGAATCATCAATATCTTCAATGTCAGTTGCAAGCGGTTGTTGCTCAGGTTCTTGAGCGGTTTTACTGCCTTGTTTGTTTACCAAACTGTAATACAAGGACTTCAGCCCCCATTTGTGTGCTAGCATCAAGTTGCGTGCAACAAGTGTGGCAGGTATTTTTCTCTGTGGATAATGTGCAGGGTTGTAAAAGGTATTTGTGCTAATGGATTGATCAACATACGCAGCAAGCACAGCAGATGTTTTCAGGTAATCCACGCAATCTTTTTGTTCCCACATGAGTTGATAACGATTTTTCAAACGTTGATATTCCGGAACAACTTGTGTGAGACTGCTGGCACGACTTTCCTTTGTGGTGATCAAGCTCATGGGCATTTCAATGCCGTTTGTGCTGTTAATGGCCACACTGCTGCTTTCCACAGGTGCAATAGCCATTAATGTGGCATTGCGCACGCCATGTTCCAGCATTTGCTGACGCAGGGGTTCCCAATCTAGTTCAGGTTGAAAATCTGTTAGTTCATTTACACCGGGATTTCTACGTTCCCAGGGAAACACACCTTTACCGTAATATGTTCTAGAACTGTTTTCGCAACTGCCGCGCTCGCGTGCAAGTTCCACACTGGCTTCTGTCAAATAATAAGCTTGATGTTCCATCCAGCTTTTGACTTCTGCCAAAGCTTCTGTTGTACCATAGCGGAAGTTTCTCTTGGCATGCCAGTAGGCAAGGTTAGTAACACCAATGCCCAAGGGCTGTATTTCTTTATTGCTTAGTTCACTTTGCACACTGAGATAGTCTTGATAATCCAAGATGTTACACAGGCTGCGATGCAGGATTCTGCATGCACGGCGCATGTCTTCGGGATTACGGAAACTGCCCCAGTTCATGCTGCCCAAGGTGCAAAGAGCAATGCGCCCGTTGGCATCGTCGAGACGCTGAAAGCTTTTTGTGGGTAGGAAAATCTCCATGCACAAGTTGCTTTGATATATAGGATCTACACGAGTATCAAAACTGCCTTGCTTTTGCACATTATCAATATATGCAAGATAAATCCTGCCAGTATCAGTGCGTTCTTTGAGAATACCGCCACGGAATACTTCATCAGCACTCATTACTTTTTTGCGCAGATCACTGCGTGACTCATATTCCACATAAAGCTTTTCAAACTCATCGCTGTCACGATAAAATGCTTCATATAGATCAGGCACTTGGTTGGGATCAAAAAATGTGATGTTTTGTTTGTCGCGGAATCTACGCCAAAAGAAAGCACTCAATACCACACCGTAGTCCATGTGACGCACACGAGTTTCTTCAGTGCCTTGATTGTTTTTCAACACAATCAAGTCATCAAACTGATAGTGCCAGATGGGATAAAAGATAGTTGCGCTGGCGTTGCGTATTCCGCCTTGACTGCATGAACGCAAGTCACCAAACCATTTCTTCAAAAACGGCACAACACCAGTGTGCATGATTTCGCCACCGCGAATCTCGCTGCCCAGAGGTCGCATGCGTCCCATTTCTAGACCAATGCCTGCACGCTTGCTGGCGTATTTGGCCATCATTTCGCCACTGGCGAAAATGCTGTCGAGATTGTCGTCGCTGCGAATCAGCACACAACTGCTGAACTGTTTGGTAGGTGTGCCCAAGCCTGCCAGCACAGGTGTTGCTAGTGTGAATAGGCCATCGCTTGCGCAATTGTAATATTCGCGAATATATCGCAAGCGTGCATTTTCCGGACCTTCACGATGAAACACCGTGGCGGCTGCAATAATATAGCGCACTTGTGGTGTTTCGTAAACTTGCCGAGTTGCGCGATTGCGAACTAGATATTTGTCGATAAGTTGTTCGATGGCAGCATAACTGTAGCTTTCATCCTTGCTGTGATCAAGCATGTCATTCATTTTGTCCCAGTCGTCTTGACTATACCATTCAAGAAGTTCTGGTGTATATAGCCCTAAAGCTACATTTTTCTTGACAATGTCCACAAGATGCGGTGGTTCATACCCACCATACACGTCTTTTCTCAGCATGCTGACTCGATGCTTGCCAGCAACATACTGATAGTTCACATGTGCTAAATCAGGATCTTGCTCTACGTCAATCAAGTTGACTATTGCACGTAATGTGACCTCGTCAATTTCCTTGGTGGTAATCCCATCGTAAAACTGTGGTTGAGCACGAATTTCAATCATGCTTTGGCTCACATCACTTATCCCACGACAGATTTTGCCAATCTGCGCTTGCCATTTTTCAATTAATAGTGGTTCTCTCTTGCCGCTTCTTTTAATAACATTTATTTGTTTCATTGACGTCATATAAGTGATGCCTTTCACAGTAGATTATAGACAGTGGTGCCTTGCTTACGCAAGGCATGTAAATTCCGATGTTTAAACTGGCACAGGTAGGTATTTTTCTAAGTCACAGCGCCAACGATTCTGTAAAATAACATTGTTTCGTGGTAGTTGCCAAGATTTAATCTTGCGGTATTCCCATCCTATCAACCATGTGTTTGCAATGCAAACTGCCAGTTGTTCTTGATGCTGCTGTGTGTCACGCAGCAATAAAAGTTCCAAATCATGAGGTTGCCAACGTGAGTCTTGGGACAATGCACAGGTATAAAACATACCCAAACTCACGCTGTTCTCATCAAAATCACCTTGATCTAAAAGCTGCCAGGGATTGGGCCAAGTGCCAAGTTGACTGTAATCTAAAACACGAGGTTTTAGTGGAGCCAAACTCCAAAAATCAACAATCTTTTCCAGCCAATCTTGATCTGAAAGATCTGGTGTCAACTCTCGACGTAATTTTTTCCAAGATGACAATCTGTGCTCACTTCCTTGCACAAAGTCTACTTGACTCCAGGAAGTGCCGTTAACAACTGACATGTTTATTTCTCTTGGCAACTGCGGTTGGATTAAGTATTAGGGTGAGATGTAATATTAGTACCAACTATAGTATTAGCCCCTGTAGTAATCAATCCATCGTTACATATGTTACCCACAAAGTTATTGTAGTCGGCAGTGCCGCTTTCGGTAATATTGGGTGTTATTGCACTTGCACAAGTGTTGCCAGTTATTGTGGTATATTTGCCTTTTACATCAATGTCACTTGTTCCATTGGGACTGAATACACAACCAGTAACCGTATTCCAACGACCATCTATATTGGCAGCATAGGTGTTTAGCGCAACAAAGCAACCAGTAAGTTGTATTCTTTCGCAATCGCTGTCAGTGTGCAAGCCCGGTCCCCAGTATCCACCTGTTCCTGCAAAGGAAATGTCAGTGCCTTGGAATCTCCAGTTTGCACAGTTCACCAAATCAACCATGGGATCACTTGTGGGCGTAGGTGTTGTGCCCGAGGGGAATCCACTGGTAAAGCTGCCGCCAATTACATTTGCCCAGTGAATTTCGTTGGCATAAATGCCTTTTTGACCATTAGATTCACAGTTGATCAACCGTTGTCCTTCACTAGAAGGTCCCCGTGGAGACTCGCTTTGAATAAGAGTGTATCCATATCCTGTGCCGTTTTGTGCATGACAACTGTTGAAGTTCACGTCACCGCAGGTGTCTATGTAATAGGGAGTAGTGCAACTTTGCGCTTGAAGATTGTTCAACCAAATATTTGCAGAAAAACGCAAATGCACAGCTTTGTTTAATAAACCAAATTCGCAATCAGTTATTCTAATATAAACAACGCGGATGGCAGCATCTGTGCCTGAAATATATACTGCTGTGCCTGCTCCGGGATTCTGACTGATAAACGATAGTTGGCTGATGTTTATATTTGTGTTTGTAACTGTAGTTTCTGTGTATGTGAATATATCTTGACCAGAGTCTCTAGCATAAACTTCACTTACACCAGTTCCATCACCCACTATAGTGATATTGGGACCAATAGTGATGGCTCCTACCTTATACTGACCTGATGGAAAATACACTGTGGCTCGATCTGCCGCCAAAGCTGCGTTAACCGCTGCTTGCACAGCACCAGTTGCATCTTGTGCAAAAACACCAGTTGCACCAAAATCTTTTACATTGAAAACGTCAGCAAATCTGTCGGCAAGAACTCTAGCAAATGTTGTATTGGTAGCTAAAACATTGACATTGCTTAAAACATCTTGACTAAACTGCGTGATGATTTCAGTGTTGTCTCCAAATCCATCACTGTTGCCTATAAACAACTGGCGGGTGTCCAAGCACCAACCCAACTCGCCTTCGCTAAGTTGAACGGGTAAATCGCTACGCAAACCTCTACGGTGCTGAATTTGGCTGGTAACTACAATAGTCATGCTAGTGGGATCTCCATGTTGGATATTTATTAAAGGTAGGGCTGTAATGCGCTTACATTTACCACACGTTTGTTAATATCATACACATGCTGCGTGGGTTATCCCAAACACATGCATTTTTTTGGTTGACATACCGGCTGACTGTGCTATCATGGGCACATGAGCAAGAAACCCCAGGTCAGCGTTGGTGACGTTGTCACCGTTTTGGTCAAAAATCGCATGCAGGGCATGCTAGTTTGGAGGCCTGCTACTGACGAACTAGAGGGCAAGATCATGTCAAGCCCGGACTGGGTCCCTGAGCACAGCTTTTGTATGACTGGCTCGCGATGGGTTCCCATGCGTGTGATCCGTTGGAGCGATGTGGTCAGCATCACGCAGAACGGTCGTACTGAAAAGGTAGCCCTATCTGCTGAGGTTACCGCCAAGCCACAGGAATGGCAGATTGCAGGCAGCCGCGGTGCAACCTACACTGTCAGCAAGGTTCGTGGAAACTGGCGTTGCAATTGCGTGGCAGGACAGTTCAACCGGGCGTGCAAGCATGTAGCACAAGCCCAAAAGCTGGCTGCGGCTTGAGCTAGATCTTGTAAAATTCAGCCACACGCTGCCACCACAGCTGGCTGATATCGTCAAACTCTTGATCTTTTAGCACCCAACACTGGTGCTCTAGTTGTGGCGTGCACATGACAATCACACCTTGACGAATATCCGTGCCAAACATAGCATTGTGACAATGTGCATATGCTACCAGCTGTAGCTTGTAATCAAACACCCGCTCGTTGGTTTTGGGACGGTTGCTTTGTTTGAAGTCCACAATGCTGGGCTGGCCAGCCCAATTTCCGCAGCAGTCGGTTGTTCCTGCGTAAAGCTCGGGATAATATAAGTTGGCTTCCAACCCCCAAACTTCGTTTAGGTTGGGGCGAAGATAGTTTTCTATCAGGGTCTGTGCCATGTCCCAGCCCTGCTTGTGGTAGATGTTTGTGCCGGATTGTGGATTTAATCCCAGCAGTGTTTTTTCCAGATAGTTGTGCATGATAGTGCCGCGAGTAGCAGCCTCGGTGGTAATAGCTTGTGCTTTCTGAGCACCCATGCGTCGTTTCCAAGCAGCAAGTGCTTGTCTAGCTTCTAGAGGCTTGGTAGCCTCTAAAATAGTTGTCACACTGGCAAGTTTATTGCCGTCGGGAGTTAGATAACGACGTTGACCTTGGTCATTTGTGCCACGTTCAAGTTTGCTGTAGGAATAGACAGGATTAAGTTGCATAAGCTAGCTTACTACATGCTTTATGAAAAGTCACACGTTAAATCTTGCGTGATTTTTTAGCCATTTTAGCTACATGATCTCGCGCTTTTTCTGATTCATCAGCACTGGTAATAGATTCCGGGGTGCCAACATCCAGATACACATGATCAGGTGTCACTCTCTTGACAAAATCAGCACCTGTTAGAGCGTTCATGACCCATTCCGGGCTAACGTCGTAATCTTGCCCGTGCAGTTCTTTCATGTGTTTGAGAACCAAGTCCATGCTTACCTTGCTGGTTTTATTAGCAAGGTAAGGTATGAACATCTGTTTCAAACTTTGTGCGACTTCAGTTTCAATGTCCTCGCACAAAATTTCACTAATACGCACGTTACAGGGTGCCCTGTAACTTGGTGATCTTTTTATCAAAGTCTCTGGGACCAAACATTTGCAAAACTTTGATATCTTTTGCATTTAAATCACGCCAAAATTTGGCATTGGCACGGCTTTCAAAAAACTTCTGCTGTTGTTGACCTTGCTGGTCTTGATAAGCCAATCCCCATGGTGCTTGTTTTTTAGCTTGCACCAGTTTGCGGATTTGCAGCACAGTGGCAACTTGTTCTTGTAGCTTGTGAATGCCTTGATTGCGATAAGCTGCCAGCCAAGTTTCAACTTTACGTTGATGTTGTTGAGCTTGGGCAATTTTACCTGCAACAACTTCACCTTCTAAACCGTAACCTACATTCAGGGGATCAACTACAATGCCTTCGCTAAGCTGTTGTTTCCATGTTTGGCGATGTTCTTGAAGAGTTTTTTGCAAGCTACCAATGTGCTTTTTGAGTGTTTCCAAACGAACTTGGTTGCGTGTATAGCTTTCTTCTTTTTTGCCAAACATTTTCCAAGCTGTTGCATACAAGACTTCTTCAGCACGATCACCGTATTGTTTGCGGAACTTTTCTTTGTTTTGGCGTATAAAACGTTCGGCTTTTTCACCAGGAGGCGCAACTTCTTGCAACTGAGCTTCTGGTAATCCTGATGTTTTACGACGTTGCAGTTCCTTATTTGCGTTTGCGTCGCCTTTAGCAGCTAGTTGTTGCAAACGCTGATCGCTTGCAATGTCGTAGGGATTGCTTACACCAGTTGCGCTGGGCTTCATATCCAGGCTAGGAGTAGGTTGCGGTCCACGACGTGCAAGTTCTTGACGTGCCTTGGAATCACTAGCAGCTTTTTGCTTTAAACGATCATAGTCCATTATTTCATAAGGATTTGCTCCCATTAAACTATTTTCTTTTAGTTTACCGTATGCAAGTGTAGGTGCAGCAGCTTGTGCAGTCCCTGTCCGTGGAATGTGCCCACCTCTGGTCCTTTGTGATTTTTCCGCTCCGCGTGCACGTTTTGCAGAACCCTGCGTAACGTTCCCACCACGTGCCAAAAACTCACGTTCCATTCTTTCCTGTTCTTTACGTTCGTCGGGACTTAGGTCTTCTTTCATACCCATGCCGTCATCTTCAGGATCTTCGTCACTGCCCCAGTCATCGTCCCATGCTTCTGCCAAGTCATTCTTTTTGCTGCGGCCTAGTGGTTCTTCAGCCCCCGGTGCTTCTGCAGGAGGTTCACCTAGTTCATCGCCATCAGGAGTTTCTTCGCCAGCTAATTCAACATCAGGGGCTGGTGCTTCTGCTTGTTGACCGGGTATTCCACCTTGTTGTAGTGTTTCAATGCTAGTGTCAACTTGTTCTTTTGTTTCAGTTGTAGTGCTTAATAGTGATTCCAAACTGGCTTTTACAGTGTCATTGAAACCTTGTGCAGCTTCAGGGCCAAACTGTTCGCGCATGACGTCTACCAAGGGCATGAGATCTTCCACGCTCATCTTGGCAATCTTTTCAGCAGTTTGTTGAAGTTGATTGCTTAAATCTTTAGCTGCCAACAGTGTTTCTGCTTGAGCTAGGTCTTGCTGTTCCATGACCTTTGCACGGCGCAGGCGTTGCTCGGCAAGGTGGCGGCTTTTGCCAGCGCGGGCATCACTGAAGTGATCATCTAGGGCGTGCATTTCAAATTGCTTGTAGTCTAAATAATGCTTGGCGCTGCTAATGCATTCGCTTGCTGTGGTAAGCTTCATGGCCACCCAGCCTTCGAGATGATCTCCTGGCTTGATCATTTCAAACAACTTGGTGCTGTATTCCACAATCATCATGAGATTTTGGCGAGTAATACTTCCTGATGTTTCGCCAAGTTCCATGTCACCATCAAGGTCTTCAGGAAGTTGTTCAGGCTCAAAAGTCTTGTAATAGTCAAGGTAGTGATAAATTTTGTCAAGGTAGTTGGCTGACTTGGTCAATGCACCAGCTATCCAAGGCTCAATTTCTTCGTTAACTTGTATTTGATTCATCATGCTCATGGCATACTTGGCATTGCGATAAAGTTCGCTGCGGGTCATGCTAGCTTGATATTCATAATGCTTGACATCAGTATGTGGGTCACGTTCAACGTCTACGTCAAACTCCAAACTGTCATGCATTTCTCCCAGCACATTTTCATCAACTTTTGCAAGTTCATCACGTGTGTCGCCAGTTACTTGGAAAGTCTTGCCAGCAACTGTGAAGTGTTTTTTACCTGATTTGATAGCGTCAAGGCGTGCTTTTACAAACTCATTGCCTTCCGGTGTAACTTCACGACGACTGTGAATCATATCGGTTTCTTTTACTGACTTTTTAGCCTTTTTGTCCATGGGCTGCTCTTTCTCTTTTTCAATTTCTTTTTCCACTTCCCAGTCGCCGCGACGTATTTCGGGATCACCGCGTAGCTCTTCACGCTGTGCTAGCAAAGCTGGGCCATAAAGCTCAACCCCTTTGTTGACTATACGTGTTTTGACTTTGTCAGTTACGTCATCTAACATGCCTGCTTGCTCCGCATGCCGCATGAGCTTGACAATATCACGCTCAAGTGTTGTCAGTTGGGTTGCTTGCTCTTTGGCAAAAGCTGTGCCCACATGCTGTAGTTTATCTGCTATAGTTTGCAGCGCAACAATGAACAAATCGCGTTGTTCTTGCTGTTGCTTTTCTTCATTGCTGAGCTTGCCAGTTTTACTGGGAGGAACAACATACATGGCAAACTGCTCAAGTTTGCGGGCAAATGCCAAACGTTGCTGTTCCTTGCTGACAGGAGCATCTAGGGATTCTTTTACAGTGGTTTTCTTCTTGCGTCCAGGACTTACTTCACGAAGAGTAATAGACAACGCTTCCAAAATCAGCATGTTTTTAATGTATTCGGGATTGCTGAGATAGCTGTTGAAGCTGCTGTTTTCAATCACAGTATCCCGGGCCTGCTGTGTTTCCGAGATCATAGCATGTATTTTGCTCTCACTGAGATTGTTTGGTAACTCAATACCATGAATACTTTTTAAAGTATGACGTAGTTGTTGTAGTCTATAAGTTGGAGTGGGGTCCAAGTAATCAATAACCATGAATATTTCCCTGCTGCCTGGGTATGCTAACTGATTTGTATTTATACACCGGCAGCAGAGAAATATATTTTTAAAATTCTACTAGATTGGCAAGTGTTTTTTTAGTTGATCACGTATCTGTTGTGCGCGATCGCTGCTGGCTTGCATGCGGGTTTCGTAGAGTTGACGTTGATGTTGATCACGTGTTTTGCGACTGCGGATGCGGAACCTGTGTGCATCAATTTTATGACTGGTATAGGTATCATCTTGCTCAAACAGCTCGCGAACTTTCCAACTGTTGACCATTTCGCCTTTGTTTAACAGTCGTGCAACGCCCAACGCAGTTTCATAAAGACTGATGTCATTTGCTATTACTTGTTGAGTTTGTGTGTGATGGATACTGTAGTATTGTTTTCCAGCTAGGCGAGCAGCATCTTCATGAACAGCAATCTGCCAACTTCCCACACTTATTCCACGTGTATTACGTTGCTCTTGTAAAGCTTGGCGGAATTCTTGGTTGGGCTCAGGATCTTGAACCAAATCATCAGTAATATGTTCCAGTCTAGAAAGCACATTATGCATGGCTTGCACGTCAGCTGACGTTATTTGGCCAGGACCTGCCAGTTGCACACTTTCATTCAGTGGTTTACTGGGATTTTTAGGAGAGGATGCTGCACCTGCAGGGGATTTGCCATCCATAATATCCAGCAGATTTTGCATGTAGTTGCGTTCTTGTTCGCCAACGGTCATGATTTATGCTCCTGATAACCATAGTAAATATGGCCCTGACTTTGCAGTCTTGTCAAGAGGCCACGCTGACAAAGTTGTCGGGCTATTTCCTGTTCACGTTCATTTAATGCTCGACGCAAGCAAACACCATTTTCACTTCCACGAACCCGTTCAAGTACAACAGATTCTTCATTGCTAATGGGTTGCAGCACGCCTTGAGCTATTTCGATAAACTTCATCTTGGTGTTGCACCAACAGGTGCAGGCTGCGCAGCGGTGGGTTTAACGGCTGTTTGTGAACTTTTTATAAAGTCTGCACCTATTGCACCCAATGCCGTAAGAGCTTTGGTTTTTGCTTGTGCTTGCACAGTTTGAAATGGCTGTGCTTGAGCATTTTGATAAATGGCACTCAATAACGTTCCAATAACATATAATCTAGCTGCTTCGGCATTTCCTTTGTATTGCGGAAGGTTAATGGCACTTTTCACCAACTGCGAAATTGTATTACTAGCAGCATCTTCTTGTAAAGTTTCTGCAGGTGTATCAACTCCAGCCAGCTGCAACATTCTACCCAAGGGGTCTAATGTGGTTAAGTTGCCCATTACCCCTTCATTTACGATGTTTTCTGATTGTGTCATAATGTTTTTCCTTGAACGTCAAGTATTTAGTTAGTGAACTTGACATCAAGAAAAAAGGGCGCAAAAGCGCCCTTTTCTCCTAGTGGAAAAGTATTACACGCCCACTGTGTTAAGCACAAAGCCTTGTGCTGCCATGGTGTTTGTAAGAGTTGCACTGCTTGTATTCCATGTTGTTACATAGGGTTGAACAGTGTTCTTGAGGTAGTAGTAGTTGGTTGCATCGGAACCTTGAGCACTTCCGCTAAGCACTTGAGCGCTTTGAGTGTCATATGCAGTAAGGCCATCCAATCCTTGGTAACTGCTGTTGCTTGCCAAGATGTTGTAACCTTGTGCATTTGTGTTGTCAGCAGCAGTTGAAGTACTGAAGTTGCTGTTAGTGCCAGCTGTCCACAGCAATGTCTTTTCTGTAGCAACGTGAACACTGTAGAAAGTTTTACCAGTTGTGTATGCGCTACCAAATACTTGTGTGGGTGTAGCAATGTTGTTGTAAAGCCCGTAAAATGCCCACAAAGTTGTTGTATTTGCATTGATTGCTGTTGCTGTGCCGGGAATGTTACCAGTTATGCTGTTAACACTAATGGCAACTGGATTAGCACGGCCAGAAAATGTGCGGATCAAGTTGTCAAGATTGGTTTGCTTGTAAAAAGCATCTAGATATGCATTCAATGTGGCATAGCTTGTTGCGGTACCGCTGCTGTCTGTAACAGACACTGTGGTCCACACGCCGGTGCTAGCATATGTTTGATAGCTGGGCAGATCAACTACTGGTGTTACTACATTGGTTTGTCCAACTGGCACAAGTGTCAACAGGGTGAAGAAATCCATGTTGCCAGTTAGGAACTCACCTGCAAATGTAGATCCATTTACGCGATCAGTCATTGTTTATTCTCCTTGTAAGTGCAAGTATATTTTTGCATGAGTATTTATTAGGTTTGCCCAAATCACGCGGGTTTCACACGTCTTGTCGGCGTTTGTAAAGAACAAAGTTCTCATGATGGAACAGGGAGTTTTCGGGATTGAAAAAACTTTGTTCATCTGTGTGGATGAAATCCCCATCTATTTTGGTAATAGTGTGAGGTTTTTGATCTTTTCTGTCCCCCCATCTGGATATCACTTGATCCCCAACTTGAAATATATTCTTTCTTTTTGGTGCAGGCGCGTCTTCAGGAACATATCCAAACAAACTGGGCCTGCGATTTACTTGCCCCTGGGGATTTGCCATGCTGGCTATTGCACCAGCACTGGTTCCACCCGCACTTGCTGATTCTGAAACTGGTTTTCCAAATGCATTTAAGTTCCCGTTTTTGGCAACTTGAGTTTTTTGCCTGGTTATATTGTCAAGTGTTTTAGCATACTTGCCGGTATTTGCATCCGAGCGTGCTTGTATTTCTTTTTCTCTGGCGTCCAACTGTTTCCATTTTTCTATAGCCCGTGCTTGACTATTACCATTGTCGGAAGCTTTTTTTAAAGCCTTTTCAGCAGCGGCACCTATTTGATGTCTAACTTCTTTTAGGTGTGTGGCATCCAGCAGTTGCACTAACTGACCATCAACATATAGATTGTGCTTGATATTTCTACCAGGATTAAGACCTATCAAACGTTTGTGATATTCTAGAGCTTGGTCTTGTGTATCAAATGTTTTCACAGCGTCATGCATTTTGCTTTCATTACCATCTTTTTTAACAGAAACAAGCTTAACTGGTTGCGATGCTGATTTTTTTCCAGCTCTCCACTTTGCCAAGTCACTTTGTGCATGCTTCCAGCCTTTTATAGCTTCGGGTATATTAGTTTCTTCTCTAAAACCCCGCACATTTGATTGTCTAACCCAGTCGTCGGGTGTCATCTGATGCTGTGAGACAAACTCTTTATGCAGTTGATGCGGGCTGATCGACAACTTTTGGCAAATACCACGCATGATTTTGTCTATGTTTTCATAGCTGTGATCTTGTGTTTTAGTCAATGCATGTTCAAGATCTTTAACGCCTTGACTGGCTTCTAGGTTTTCTTTCACAACTGGTAGGCGAGTCAGCAACTGCATGCGGTTGGCAGCACTGACAGGTGGTTTTTCTCCAGTAACAGGAGCAGGCCATTTTTGTTCTTGCACATAACGTCGCAAGCAGTTGCGTAGGTCACGCAAGCCTTGCGTGCGATGAATGTTTTCCCAAAGTTTCTGGCACACTGACCAGCGTGTGTCAGCATCAAGTTTCTGCCAGTTGGCAACATCACGACGTAGTTTTTTATCAGCAGTGCTGGTGATTTTATAACTGCTCTCCAACTGCAATAATCTTTGATTTTGCATGGACTGCGGATAGGTTACCTCACTACATGCATGCAGAAATTCGTGAGTAACACGGATCTGTTGGTCAATTTCGCTTTTTGTAAAATAACTTTTTTCGTCTCTAGCATGCTCACGTAATACTTCAGTATGCATGACATGCAAAAACTCATACAAACCTGTGCTGTTGGCTATTTGCAGCGTGTTTTCTGCGTATTCTCTTATTACATGATGACTTTCTGGCTCTTGACGTAAAACATGCAAGGCAAGCAAGCCTTGGAAAATAGTATTAGAACACTCTGCAACATTAACTGGATTATTACCAGCCAAGCTTACTGTGGCATTTTGTGTTACGTATCGATTCAAATCTTGAAATAGTTTCATTTTGAACTCTTGGCTAAAGTTTCTTGGGCTGATCGAACAGCTTGAGCAGCACTGCGATAAATGCCTGCTTGTGTTATATGATGAACACGATCAGCAGGTTTTAACTTATTGATTTTGCTGAACTTTTCATGGTAATCTGCAAGCTTTTCATATTGTAGGGCTTTATCGCCTTGCTGCTCAGCTTGCTGTGCAGCTACTAAATCTTCAGTGTGGGCGCCAGCTGGTCCTTGGGGAGAAACCCCTTCTTTTACCTGTTTAGCAGCATAATAGTCATTAAACCAGTCAGCGTCTTTACTGCCAGCTGGGGGTTTGACCCAAACCTTATCAACTGGATTCCAATACACCCATCCTGAAGGTGCTTGTGGAGTAACAGGAACTTTCCAAACTTTTGTTGGTTGACCTTTAATATCCACTACTAAATCGGGCTTCTGAGGATCAAAAGGTTTTTGGTCTTGTTGTGCAGCAGGTGCTGCTGCTGGAACAGCTGGCGATGTAGATGTTGCAGACGTAGTATTGGAAGATGCAGATGCAGGACTAGCTGCAGGGCTGCCAGCTGCGGCAGCAGGAGCATTAGCTGTGGTGCTTGCAGCAGGTTCTTTTTGTGAACCGTCGCCTAGCCCTTGCTTGGCTTGTGCTTGCACTATACCTTGTTTCAAAAGCCCTTTTACAATCGCTTGGCTTGTAAGTGCATCGTCATTTATATTGACGTTGTTTTTGATATTAGGTATGTTAAACTGCTTTTGAACTTTGGCAAAAACTTTATCAACATCTGCATCATCCAAGCCAATACGATTACTTGGTGCTTTGAAAAAATGACGCATGTTACCAAAACTTAATTCAGTCCAGTCTATGTTTTGACGCCCCATTAGTAATCCCAACCATTTGAAGTTTTGATTAACATAATGTTCAAGTTCGCGTCGTCCAGCACGTTGTCCAGCCCGTTTTTCTCGGCCAGCCCAACCAGTTTTCTTTTTTGACCAATAAGTTTGGGCTTTTTTTACCAAATCACCCAGGGCTTCATTTGTGTCTTGATGTTGTATTTCATCAATAAAATTTATATTTTTGCGAATGTCTTCATAAACAGCAAGTGATTGGGTCATGGATTTACTTCTCTTGATTCTTATATTCGCTAATTTTGCGGGTGAACTTTTTGTCATCATTTGTCAACAACGCACGCTGAAGACGGCGAATCAAGTCATCTGCTTGATCTTGACTGTAAGTTATACGGATTTGTTCACAAAGATTTGCCATGTTGGCAACTAGATGAATAACACGGTTTTCTATAACACTGTGTTTGTTGCGGCTGCCAATGTGCCGGTCAAGTTCTTCAAGAATGCTAGATTTAGACTTCAAAATAGTTTCCCATAAGCAAAAACATTTGCTTTATTTATGGGAAACTGATGTAAAAAATTAACGTCGTATCAAGCTTGTTAGCTTGCTGAGATCCTGCATTTTGCTTGCAGCAACTGGTGGTTGAGTATCTGATTTGGGCGGAGGTTGTGTGCTTTTTCTACGAAGATCAGCCAGCACATCTGTAACCACTCCTGCCTGTGCCTGTTGCACTTGACCTTGATCTTCAAGATCAAATATTTTCAGTGTTGCTGGATCATAGCCCAAAAACAACTTGCTGCCCACGCCACTGCTGCTACGTGTTTTAATAAACTGGATTTGGTATTGTCCACGTTCTTTCATAGCTTGTGTGGCATAGATTGTGATAACATTGTCTGCTGTGTGGATTTTGCTGATACCACCAGCAATCATGCTTTGATCATGTTCCTGCTCGTTGATTGAACCGCGATTTAGCTGACTGGCTGTCATGCAAAGTATTTTACGCTCCACAGCCAAGCCGCGAAGCTCTTCGGCAACAAACTTGTCCTTGATAAACAAGTCACTGGGATTGATCTTTTTGTTGTTGGGATACAACAAATCCAAATAGTCCACAATCAAGGCGTCTGCTCGCTGCCCGGTTTTAATCTCATATGCCTTGAGATAGGCTTTGATGTCGTTGGTTGTGCTGCCTTGTGGCATTTGCTTGATGTGAAAAGTTCCTGATGAACGACTGGTTTGCTTGACTTTGATTTCCACGTCATCAAGTTTACGGAAAATATCAGTAGTTGCTACGCCAGTCAACATGCTGTCCACTCGCATGCTGGTTAGTTCTTCACTGAGCTCGAGACTGATATAAATCACGTTGAGTTTTTGTTTAACAAAACTCAAACTGAGATTTTGCAAAAACAAACTTTTGCCCACACCGCTGGGTGCAGCCCAAATAGTGATTTCACCACGATTTACACCACCATATAGTTTCTGATCAACAGTTTTCCAGCCTGTGCTTACTTGTCCGTTGTTGCTTTTGATACGATTAAGACGTTCGCGTGGATCGGCAAAGTAATCTGTGCCTACATCACTTACCAAACTAATGAGAATGGCATCGCGAACTCGTTTCTCTACTTCACCATAGTTGCCCTTTTCAATAAGATCCACTGCCGATAACACAGCTTCAGCCAATGCACGATTTTTACAAAACTCTTCAATTTCCTGCAAAAAGGCTTCAATATGATGTGTGTTGATATCAGGAATCAACTCAAAGTTACTTTGAGTCTCAACATTGAGTTGTTGTATTTTTGGTAATGCTTTATGATCATCAACATAGTCCAAAATATACTTGATGGCTTTGCGAAACTTTTGATTCCAATACTGTGGTTTGAGAATATTCTGACAGCGAATAAAAACTTCCTCACTGCTCATTAATATATCAATCAACAGCTTTTGCTTGGCCTCGCTGTATTCGTGTTTTTTAGAATCCATTGTTTTTACCCATGGCCTGTCGTAATACGCCTATTTTCAAATCACTTGTAGTGCGAGACTGAATTATGCTTCTTATTGTAAACAACTCACCATAACGCTGAGCTGCATCTGCTGCATCTTTGCATGATTTTTCCCATTGTGGGAAACTCACAGCCCAATCCAACTGTAATGCTTGATCAATTAAGTCTTGATTCTGTTGTTCTTGATCAGGCATTATGATTATTTGTTTGCCAGATTTTTGCAGCTGAGATATTTGCCCTTGACTTAACACATGGCTCATGACAGCTACACAATCAATACTTATGGCAGTCAAAAGTCCCTCAACTACAATCACAAAGTGTCTGCTATTATACAGCACATGACTGTTGAACAAATAGTCTGTGGGCAACTTGCTGTTGACATATCTAGGCTGCCCAGCAGGTGGGGTTCCTGCCCATCGCGCACTGTAACCCACTGTGGCTTGTTTGTGATCTTTCATGGGAACGAGAACTCTGTGTTTCATTTTCCATCGTCCCCCGTGAGGTGACCAAAAGTATTCACTGTTTCTCATGATACTAGAGCCACGCTGATTGATATAGTGCCAAGCTTGTAGAAAATCAGGATCTTGATTGTTTTCCTCGACAAGTTTACTCATTAACTGGCTGTTCAAGGGCCAAGCATCAGGTTCAAACTTCACGTCTAACGTAATGGCCGGAAGAGAATCTGTGCTGGAGCTGCCTTCAAGGCTTTTTTGCAGCTCGTGCATTTTTAAACTGTCAATAATTTCTTGTGGAACAGACATCCACGACAGCAGCATGCGAAAACTGTCAGTTAGGCCATCACCTGTATATCTACAACGATATCCACAGTTATAACAACTGTAGGAAACGTGTGATTGTCCATCAATCAACCAGTTGCCACGACCACGAGTGTCAGGCCTGTGTCCGCGATGGCTGCAACATACTGCATTTGCACTTTTCCAGCCTTTACTAGCGGTTCTAGCTCGCGCAGGAATCCATTGACCAACTACATCTGCTACAGATACCATTACATGGTTTAGCTTTTGTAGAGTATTTTGTCAAACGTTCCTGTGTTGCCAAGAGCACTTTGATAAACAAAACGCACCCAGTAGAGATTTTGTGTGGTGCTGCCCTGCCATATTGTGGGCTGATCGTCGCCAGTCCATTGTTTGTAGTTGGTGTCAGCTGTTAGAGGAATGAAAAACCATTCGTTATCTGTGGGCACATTTTCTGTCAAACTGCCTTGCATCCAAAGCTTGCCCAACCAGTTGGTTGTGTAAACCACCCATGTATGAGTCCCCGAAGTCTCACCTGTTTGTGCATTGCCAGGTAAACTGGAACTCACGTATAAAATATCAGTCCACCAGTTGAGCGGTGTGGGTGTGAAGTTAGTGATTACTGTGGCTGGAACAAGTTCACGTTGAGTGCCAGCTAAAATTTCCACTGCCACATCAATGTCTTGATATTGATCACTGTAAAGAAAACGTTGCACATTGCTGTCATCAGTGCTGGTAAGCTGAATATTGTAAAATCCCAAAGGCAAAAACTGAATATCAGTTTCTTGTATGTCAACTACAGCTTGGCCTTGAGCAGCATTGGTAGTTGTGACACTTTTAACCAAAACTGTCTGTTGTGTTTCCACATTAATCATTTGAGCAGTTAGAGTGAGACCGGTAATGTCCACAGGTCTCCGATCAACATTACGCACCAGCATTTGCAGGGTGTTAGTAACGCCTTTGTATATTTTTTGCTTATATTGAATCATGGGCCATGTCTGCAGGAAAGTTCCAGGTGCATCATACATCCAATATAGCTGTTGTTGATAAGAATAAAGGGTAATAGTGGACATATCATGAATAAAATAGTGATTAATCTAATAAGTATTTAGCTGAACTGTTACAAGGAAACTGCTATGACACCACAGGAACTAACCGACTTGCAACAAAGATATCCCTTTCTCAGTGTAGTGCAATATCTCAACAACGAGTATCTAGGAATCATTCAACAAGCTGATCAACAGTTTATCAACATTTATGCTTGGGATGACAACTGGACTGATGTTCGCAAGAAAAGGTTTCTAGTTTGTGGTGAAACTTGGTGGTGGGAAAGCAACAGAAATATCCCCATAAATTTGTTTATGGGGCAAGACTTTCAAGAGTTTAGAACCGTATTAAAAACTTTTGCAAGCAAAGAAAGTCGTGTAGTTCAAGGTCCCACAGTAAATCTACGTGAAATGTTAAACAAACGAGTAAAACGACGCACCATTACTTTGGTGCGCGAAGTTTAATCGCCTAGAGTACTAACTTTCACTCTCACTTTTACAGTTTTACCATCAGCACTGACTTTTGGTTCAAACTTAACACGCTGTTCTCTTAGATATTGAGTTTCTTCTTGTCGACTCCACTTTTGCCAGTGCTGCATGGTTTTCCATGCAAGCGTGCGGGCCACCAGTTCATTGTTTACAGCCAAAATAGCATAAAAATCATCACTGTTTTCCACGGCACGCAAGCGCACACTGAACTGGTCGCTTGCATGCTCGAGACTTACGAGAATATCTCGCAGTTCACGTGGCTGGCAACGTGGATTGCGCCACATCCAAACATCACCATGCAAGCGTTGACGAAACTTACCTGCAAGTTCTGCGTCTTCAATATATCCCAAATCCCAAGTGTTGTCTTCATGCACCACATGGGCATGACATCCAAACATTGAACTGGCTAGCTGTAGCTGCATGATTATACCTCTCTATGTGTTATATTATAATGATTGTGAAACTTCGTCAACGATTATTTCTGCATGAACCTTCACCAACATGGCATAACCAAAACTATGAGATTTCCTAAAATGGTAACCTTGGTCACTGCGCTGCCAAATGTCGGGATCAGCACTAGACAGCCCATGTTCCAAACAACGATTGATAAGCCATTGTTTACCGGGTCTAATCAACGCCAAAATGATAGCAATGTCTTCTAGACTTTTAGGGGCCAATCGTGCTGTTAAATCAGCATGATTGTGAAGATGGATCAGTTGTGCAACAAACTCAGGATAAGTCATTAACTGCCAGTTGAAATCACGATCACATAGTTCTTGCAAATGCGCAGGACTGCGGACCTTCTCGTAGACGTTTACATTGAGTATGTCAATTTTGAACAATCCCTGTTGCTGAGCTTGCTTGTAGGGCAAGCTGCAATAACCAGTAACAGGATCTTGAGGTACATTGTGGAAATACACCCCGGTGTTGTGTTTTTCCAAGCGATCATTTCTAAGCAAGCTAGCAGGAATATGTTTGATGTCTGCTAGGGCTTGCTCTCTGGCGGCCACGTCAATGTCGATATCAAAATCTATCATGTTCTCTGACGTAACCGGGTGTTTAACTGACTGAGTCGGGACATGATTTCTCTGTGTTCCTGTTGCATCTTGGTCATTTGGGTTTTTAAATCTTGATTTTCTCGCACCAACTGTTGAATCACCTGTTCACCGGGAACACGTTGCCGGTTACCTTGTTGGTCTGATACTACTACCCAGGCCCCCTCAATCTGCCAATCAGAAGTCTTTTTTGTCAAGGGCAGACTGTTGCTGTCATCGCTATCGTTGCTATATTGTCCGCCAAACTGTATTTGCTCAACTACCCGGGGTTCAGCTTTAATGGGAATATTCCAGATTTCTTGGGGCTCTACTAAAAACTTTTTCATTACATTCCTGCTTGTGCTAACATCTCACGGGCAAAATCTGCATCTTGTGGATGGCTTTTGAACTTGAGTTTCCACACATGAGCAGGAGCCCAGTTTTGTATCATGGACACTTGTTCATGGCTACAGCGTTGCAAAAACTCTGCACTGCTGTCGGCATTGTATATCAACCAAGGACTGATTCTGCCATGACAAATGATTTGTGTGCCCATATTGGTATTTACCATACGAAAAAATTCGCACCAAGCTGTGTCATTTTGTTGCGCCCATTTGGCAAGATATTCCACGCTGCGAGCAAGAGCTTGATCACAATTTTCCGTTGCAATCAAGTCATGTACATACAACACCAGCAAGCTTTCTTGACACCATTTATCCACAGGTATATTGCTGCGAATAACAAAATCAATAAATGCCCGGGGAGCTACAACATCGTTTTCAATAACATAAGTGGAAAACTTGTTGAAAGCTCCATAAAATGCACTGGAAATAAAATCTTCCTGTGTGACTTTTTTCATGTTACGCATGCCACTAAGCTCATGAAATCTCTGCCAACTGTAAAACGCCAAGCGACCTTGAGCTGTGTCTCGGTTAAACCAACGTCTTTTCTTTTCACAACTGTGATTATACCAAGTTTTTTCTTTTGCAAAAAATCTTTTGCAAAACTCGCATACAAAAGTCATTTTGCACTGTGGAGTTTGACTAGCTCTTGAACTTTATTTTCTGCATAACCACTAGCAACTGCTAAGTCAATCACCTGCTGCTGCGTGATAGTTGCCAGCATGATTGACAGTTCTTGACTGTTGAGTTGAGGATAATAGTTTTGTATAAGTTCCACAATGGGATTGTCGCGTCGTTTTTTTGCTCGTGCAACTGGTATCCAGGGATGAAACTGTTTGCTGCCAGCACCTGCACAACATAGCAATAGATGCTGTAGTTCAGCATGATCCCTCAAGTCACTGAATCCAATATTGACCAGATCATTTACTGCCAAAATAGCATAAGATTGTAAAGCACTGTTGTTGGCCAAACTACTGAGATAACGCATGATCACAAAAGGACTATAAGCTCGGCGTTCTTGTTCAGTTAGTTGGCTGTAATAGTCAAGCTTTTGTGTATCAATAGCACTTAATACCTGTTTGATATCCAATGCATATTCTTTAGCCATGTGATGACTCCTGATAAAACAAACTACTGTTTGGCGCCGCGACAAGATTGCGAAAAATCAACACTTCCATGGCTTTCTTGGCTTCAAAGCCTGTTTGTGTTTTTTTACGACGCCCTGCTGTATATGTCACAGGTATTTTTACCACGTGCGCTTGCACTTTGTCAAAGAATCCGTCGCCGCTATCACGATTGCACAACCAAAAATTATCATTTTGTTCCACAGTTTTTACAAGCTTTTCCAGCTCAATATCTGGAAATGGTTGATTGTAATCAGCAAAACTATCGCGATAGGGAGGATCACAAAACACAAAGTCACAAATAGGAACTTGGCTCCAATCACCTGACGTAATATGAACTTGTCGTTGTGTTAATGCATCGTGCCATGCTTGCAAGTTATCGGGATCATATACTTGAGTTTCTGTAAGCAAGCCACAAGGCGTGCCATAGCGATTGTTGGTGTTTTTGTTGATTTGCCAAATGCCGTTAAATCCTGTGCGCATGAGAAAATACAACACAGCAGCTTGCTGAGTTTTTGACCACTTTTCCCAATCCCATGCATGTTCTTCACGAACTTTATAATAATATGCACGGCGCTGGTCATAGTTGCCTTGCAGATATTCCTGACTATGCTGTTGTAAACAATCGCAAAAATCTTGGAAATCGCTAACAATACTCTGATAGATGTTGATTATGTCGCTGTTGATATCGTTAATCCAGACTTCCTGTGGATTGTATTTTTCAATCACATGAGCAAACATAGCCCCGCCACCAAAAAATGGCTCACTGTAAGTCTTGATAGGAGCAGCTGGCATATAAGGTTGGTAGTATTTGAGCATTTTGCTCTTGCCACCAGCCCATTTAAACAATGGTTTAATCAAAGGGTAATCGCCTGTTTCATGATGTTATACAGCTCTTGGTCTGTGAAACCCTGTTCTTGCCCGTGAAAACTTGTGCCTGTTGCATGAGTTACATTCCAAACAACTGGCTTGCCTTCACAAGCCAAGGCAAAGCTTAACCCTTTATACATGCTATTATGCTCTTGAACACCTGGGCCACTGCAAAATGTAACATATCTTGCTTGTGGTGCCAACACATGAGCTATCCAGCGATTCATATACCATCGCTCGTGTGCGTTGCCCACTGCTCCTTGTTTTTTGCCTTCAAAAATAGCAACGATTTGGTTTTTGCTGTTATACCAAATACCACCATCCGGCTGGCAGCTGGCAAGGCCTCCGGGAATGTCCCGGGACAAAAACTTATTCACACGTCTGTAACCCTGTGGGGCTAGTTCCTGGGACAAAATCTTGCTAATATGCCGCATTCCGCGATCTAAAGCATGGCTCTGTGAGTCATATGCAGTAGTGCCTTTTTTGATACCTCCTTGAAATCCGTGGGTTCTCTGGCTCATATAAAATCCTTGGTTCGCATGCTGTTGTCTTACAATATATACTGTCAGATCAATGTCAACATATAAAGCATGGGCCGGCCGTTAAATCCTCGTTATTTTGGTGTTCCACGGGGACAACCTGTGCTGCTGCCAGTTGTACGCCTACATGACAAAGTTCAAGCTGCATGGATAGTTAATCAAACCAACAAACACAGCTATATTTGTCGACAAACACTGTCAGGTAGTCAGGGGCTTTGCAAGCTGGCAAACAATCTAGATCACAATGGCAACATGCTCTTGCGATTTCAAGATCCTCATGATCAAATATTTTATTGCAGTAGAATAACCAACTTGTTTGTTTGGGATTTCCATGGTCAAAAATATCCCTGGACTTTTCATGCCCATCTTGTAAATCCACAGCAATCTTATGTTTGTATTATTGATGCTGTAATGAACTATAAATAACCCAAACAACTATTATGCGGTCCAACCGCGTAGCCTTGAAAGGCAAAGGAGAAAACAATGGGACGCCCGATTAACAAGAAGTTTATAGGTAATACTGGTGTTACAGGCCAACAGATAGCTGCAACAGCTTGGATTCCTGGCCAAGGAGCGCCTTATACCGATGCATATATTACTCGACAAACAGGCACAGGACGTTATGTCATGCGTGCCAATGCCGGTGTAGCAAGTGGTCAAGTCAGCTTGGTCAATGGTGCCCTTACAACAGCAGGACAAGCAAACATCGTGGTTACCCCATGGGGCGCGGGCGGTAGCGGAGCCACAGTGGCAGCACGCCTAGGACTAGGGGCTGTAGCTGTAAACTTGGCTGGAAAAGGTCCTGTCGGCGATAGTTATTTGCCTAGCGAAAAACTCAGTGTTATTGGCGGGACAAGCACAGCAACTGGCAACGTTACAGTCAATAGTGTTAAAATTGGCAACGTCACAACACAAAACGCAGGCACTGGTTACGGTACTAACAGCTACTTGATTTTCAGTGGCACTGATTGGACTACCTCAGGGAATGTTCAAGTAGCAACTATTGGCGGCGGGGGCGCCATTACGGGATTAACAATAATAAATGCCGGCGTATTTGTGGGCACATCTTTGCCGGGAACTGGCGGTCTTAGTGTTGCACCAACAAGTGTAATAGGAACACAAGGTAGCAATGCTACATTGAACTTCCGCTTTGATATCAACGGCATTAGTGTAACTGATACTGGTGTTTACAGTGTAATCCCCAGCAATCCCATAGCCCTTGCTGCCAGTGCAGAAGGTGGTGCAGGAGCAAATGTCAACGTAACTTGGTCCGTTACACAAGTTGCAGTAACTTATGCAGGTGATGGTCTTTACACCGCAGCAGATGTGGACTTTGAAACAGGCGCAGCAGCAGCTACAGCCACAGTGTCACAGGGTAACATCAGTGCTGTGACCGTTACTGCTGGTGGAACTTATAGTGCCGTTCCCAACGTTAGCATAAGTGGATCAACATCAAAAGAATATGCTGCTGTTATTTTTGATAACACTGTTAGAACATTTACAAATAACAGAACATATGATTGGAAGTTTGAAGGAATACCTTTGACAGCACCTGGCCAAGCAACTATCCAAAGCGACTAAAGCTTTACTTGTTTTTTACTTGTTAAAACAAGTACAGACTCCACAATGCCCTGATAGCAATATCAGGGCATTGTGTTTTTAAAACAAATGTTTAATATCTAATACTTCGGGAATTTTAGCTAGGTCTTTTACAAAAAAAGCACAAGCAGGATCACGTCCATCTTGCAAGGGCACTGCTAAAATAT